AACACCACGTACGCAGACATGCTGCGCGGTGATGTCGTTCCGGTGATGAGAGTACTTCCAGCGTTGTCGCTGTAGTCACAGCGAAGGACCCTGCGGGTCCGCCTCCCATATTGATGGGAAGCAATGACCTTCAGGAGACTACCCGATGGACCACCGGTGAGCGGGCCCGCCTGGTACACAGACACCGATCCCTGCTGAGAAACGCGGGGAAGGGTGACTGCGCCAGTCGCGAACGACGCGCCGGGAGTCAGGGTAATTGGATCAGTGAACATCGACGTGCTCCTTTTGCGTTGGTGTGCAGTGAACCTACTTGACTACTCTGGTAATGCCAAGAGCAGCCGCAATGGCGAGCTGGGTTGGTGACAAGCCATCCCAGGTAGCGCCAAAACCGAAGGGGTTAGCTTGTATCCTCTTCTTCGTGGTAACACGAATAGTAACAGGGGATACAACGGGATAGGGCTTCGGCAACGAAACCGAAGGCCCATTCAACAACTTCCCGGCAGAGAAGGTACTAGTCACGGTGGTTTTCTCCATGACGTACCCATACTGCATAACCGTGCCGTAGTTGATCTTGTTTTGTAGGTTCTTAACAAGTGAACCTACATCACTAAACCAATCTACGGCCCAGCTCCACGGTGCAAGATTCCAAAGCGTGTTCAAATCTGGCTCGGCTCCAAAGAGCTTCGCCATTAGCCTTCTTCTATCACTGTACACGTGGTTGTCGTATCCACGCGGCATGTGATAGGTAAAGGCTCCGCTGAACCAACATTCTTGTTCAACGGTTTGATCAAGCAAGGTCTCATACACCGGCATCTGCGATCCTACGTTCGCTACCTGCTCGAAACCATATACACCCGCAGCTGGCAAGTAGTAACTGCCAGCGGGCGAGTAAGTATGGCCGAGTGGTGAGCCGTCGTAGGGGCGAGATGTTTCCTTGGGGAAATGAAAGCTACGCCGAACTAGTCGACCAGAATCACGAATGAACTGGTCAACTAGTTTATCGACTTTATGGACGGCTTTTAGAAAGTCTTCCATATCGCCGATAGTCGGTGCAATACCGAACTGGTAATTAAGAAACTCACCAGCAGCGGCAAGCGTCCCAAGAGCTTTGAGACGCGATTCCCACAGAGATATGCCCGGTAACTTCGGCACATCCTGCAGGAATTCACCGATAGCAGTAGCTGCATTGGCAATTGGATTTCCTGGGGCACACGCGGCAACAGCCGCCGCACCTTTCGTAACTAGCTTGGTCCTTGATGACGAGTAGTCAATCAAGGCGCTAGCACGAATGCGCGACGGCTTATCCGTTTTGGCCCAGAAAGTCGCATCGTCGTGGACAGAGAGGAAGTTAGCAACTGGTGAGTAGCGGACTCTATAGTCCCAACTACCTGGTTGAGAACCTCCAACAAACACAGGAAGGATCGTGTACGGCGCTTTGCCATTCACGATCTCGACCTTCCGAGTGTAAAACTCGGATCCACGATCGACCATTGTCTCCCCACGAGGGGGAGGCCAATAGTTGCCATCCGACTCAGTGACCTGAGTTCCATTAATCGTTTCGAGCCATGCCACAGACGGGACCCAAGGGCCCTGTGGCGGGGCATGGTGACGCGATTCTTCGATTGCGAAGAGCGTCAAGCCAGGCAACAGACGTTGCCTAGTCTTTCCACGATTAATGAACAAGGAGAGCTCCTTCGATCACATTACTCAAAGAGTAATGAATTGTGTGTACTTTCGTACACAG